TCATTAAACTTCCTTATGGTGGACCTGGCGGGCACTGCCCCCGCGTCTTGAATCCTTTTCAATCTACTTCATACAGTCTTATCATCATAGGGTTTCAAAAAATCGTCACCCTTTGAATCTTCTTCAAACTTACTCCAATCGTAAGTAGCTACTGCGTATATCCAATAACCCAGTAATCCAACTGTGATTGCTACCAGTAATAAATTACTGAGAGCAGGTGCGAGTTCTTGTAATTGTACCATCTGATTGTTGTGTTTCTGTCCAAGGACCACAGTTTTCTCGAGGTTGATAAACAACTGTAGGAGGATTCTGAACAATTACTGGCTGTTGTTGGACAATAACAGGATCCGGTCTAGTAGCACTGTATACAACAGCACCGCCGATAATGGCAGGAGCTACCCATCCCCAACCACCGCCGTAGTACCCACCGTGATATCGATATCCGCCGTGAACCCATCCGTGTGCCATTGCAGGCAAAGTGGCCAATGTTAATAATGCAACTGCTAAAATTCGTTTCATAATAAACTCCAAATTTGACGGAACCGTTAAAAAGTCTCCGCCTGACTATGCCTAGACTCGCTACGCAAGTATGCTTAACGGGCATACTTATTTAACGCTTTGTGACTTGTTTTCGTTGACAAGTTTGCACATTAACATGAAATGATCATATGCTTTCCGCACACTTTCATTTTGCATAAGTTTGTCGGCTTCTTCCTGCATGGCGTTAACACCTGCTTCAGCGCAATCACGAATACACAGTCCATGGAGTGTGGCAAGTTCATCTCCAAACTCTTTGGCTAACTTTTCCCAGGCTTTCTTTTGTCCTAGGGTAATTGGAGTTCTAGTTGGTCGTAGTTCGCTGGCTTTACTAATTGCTCGACAAACAGCATCCTCGGCAACACGCCCGGCAGCAATCATTGGAGCATATGCTGGATCAATGTTAAAACGACGACTAGTCCCCCCAGGGTAAGACATAACAAGGTGAGTGCCTTTTGTAAAACTGTCGAGGAAGTCATTGTCATATTCAGCCACTGGAACATATCTACGACCCACTTTTTCATAGTAAATCTTCTTCGTCATTTTTCAATCCATTGCTGTGTTTGTCTGTAATCTTTTCCACATCTTGGAAAAGGCGTTTTTCTTGTAGTGTGGGCTCGTTAAAAAACTTTCGAGGATTGCCGCACATAGCACAGTTTGGATCACCACAAGTAGTTCCGCTTAATTTGTGCAAACGATGTGCTTCGTCGTTCTTCACTGGAAAGCCATGTGCTTTGGCAATCTTTACTTGTTTGGCAATATGTGCATCGTCCTTTAGTAGGCGTTTGCTATGTTTGAATTTGTCTTGTTCTGTGCTCATAATTTATTATAACAGAACCTATATTCTGTGTCAAACGGTTTGTTTAACCGCACATAAAGTAATAGGGAGATGTACTCTAAGGAATTGGGCAAACAATCCAAATAGCTTCAATATTGGCTGAACCATTTGAATGAACTTCTTTAATAAAACTAATACAAAGTTTTGAATAAACAGTTTCATATCACTTAACATTTTGGCAAGATCAAGAGTTGGAAAGTTGACTTTAAGATTCAATGGTAATACCCAATCAAAAATCTTTCCAATAATTGGCAATCTAAAACTCTTAATTGCATTCATAATATCTTCCGAAGTTGGAATTCGCTTATAAAGGCGTTTGGCATATGCAACTAACTTATCATAGATTTGCTGTATACTTGGTGGATTTTGCAAAAAATTAATAACAGTTTTTAATGCCGCATTTACAGCAGTTCGCCATGTTAATGCAGTTTGGGTTAACCCCTTCATTAATATATCATACAGCTCTAGACCTCGTTGAATTAAATCTTTTATTAGATTTATTTTTTTCATCAACACATCCCACAAACTAGTTACAATTGATTTTACAAAATATTCTATTTCCTTTTCAGGACTTTGAATATCTTTTAATATCTTTGGAATATCTAATATTTTGAGAATAGGATCTAATCTTGATTTAGCTTTGTTATATAAAGTGACTACAGCTTTCTTTACAACATCATATAAATTGGGATTAAACAAATCACTAATATGTAAGTTAAGAACTGGCAATTTTAAATCTAAAAATGCTAATCCAAATCTTTTTAGTACATTGTATAATCCATACAACACTGTCCATATAGGCTTTGTAATGGCCTGCATGACAGTTGTGTATATTCTAGATACAGCATCCTTAATATCAGTAATTGGATCAATGATACCATAAATCTTACACTCGATATTAAGTAAAGGCACGCTGATGCCAACCACAGTCAATGATGGATCTCTGGGATATGCTCGTTGTATGGCGGCAGTGAGTCCTTCCATAGACAGATCTTTTAAAGGATCTAATGTTAGATTTCCCTTTACTTGAATGTGGTTATCATCTGCCATATTATTTTAATGCAATTCCTGTAGTACCTTTTGTATACTGAGCAGCAGCATCATCTTTAGTAGCACTGACTGCCATGACATGTGACTTCTTTAATGTAATGAATTCATCACTACCCAAAATCATCCAAGGCATCATTCCCAAGCCTTGTTCATTCATGGTAAGTGCCAATGGACGATGCAGTTTAATCACATCATCAGTTTCACTTTCAAAACGAGCAATTAGCTCATCGCTGTTAATCAATTTAAGACTAACGGTATCACCTTGTGTATACCCTTTATTTATTAGTAACATAATTTCCTTCTTTATCTATTTCTTGCCAACTGTAATCGCCCAACCATTTGACGCGACACATATATTCGTACTCTTTTGGGGCAGCAGTTGCCCACTCATCCGGACCATGCATACATAGTCTAGTGAATTTATGCCTATTGTCATACACCAGCCAATATATTTGGCCATGTGCTATTTGAAAATCGTACTTGGCTGCGTGTACTGCATCAGTAACTTCTAACCGGCGTTTAATTTGATTAGCTTGTGATTGTAATACTGTCACAAGATCCATAATTCTATCGTATTCCTGTTGAGCATGTAATCTAGCCACATTCAACATTATATCCTTTTGTTTTTCAACAGGCACTAGATCAAATCGTGGTCCACCTGATTCAGTCGCGTAAGGCGTGACATTTTTGTTGAAGAACGGTACTACCATACCTCCAACTTCTATGTCATAACTTGTACGGCCATCTGCCGAGTTGCTATCAATCTTCGCCAATTAATTTTTCCAATAATTTGTAATGATCGTAGGCTTTTTTCAAAGCCTCGTGTTTTTCTAACTTGGCGGGGTCCGGCACTAGTATAGCAAGACGATTAGCTATTGTTTCCATAAACTCTGAGATATTACGACCATTTATCATAACCTTGCCCTCAAATTCAGCATCGCCCTTAACATTTAATGAACTTGGGTTTGAAGATGTGTTGGAGGTAATATTACCCCAACTGGTGCCATTCATGCCAGATGTAGAATATAGGGAATTTCCACTAGCGCCTGTAACACTTGGCCAGTTTATAGCACTGCATGTATATGATCCAGCAGCTCCTGTTCCAATACTATAGGGAGGGAGAGTGGTAATTTTAATTGTACCACTGTCTGTATCATCGTCATCTGGTAAATTAGCTGACATTGCCATCTGCAAACCACTTTTTCAATTCAGTAAAGCCGCCAATCAATTTATCATCAATAATAATTTGTGGGACTGTACGAGCAGTTGGCACTGCTTCTAGCAATTCTTCTTTTGTATATCCGTCGCCAATTTTCTTTTCTTCAAATGCGATATCACGCTGTCCCAATAATGCTTTGGCTTGGTCACAGTAGGGGCAGTGGTATTTTGACCACACAACAACTTTCATTTTTATTTTCCTTTATAGTTCTGGTAATTCATCATATGCAACGGAGTCACTCATCACTCCGATAACATAGTTTGTAGATTCTGTTTCTTGCAAGGCACTTTGCTTTTTGCCAATGTTGACATGCTTATTGAACCAAGGGATAGGACTAGATTTAGGATGCTCGCCTTGATACTTAACACCGATGTCTTTGAGACGAGTAAATGCAGTGTAGTCAACAAAGTCACTTAAAATGGCAGCATTGAGTCCAATGACTGGACCTAGTTTAAACAAATAGGTTGCCCATTCCTTTTCTTCACGGATGACATCCATGTACATTTGATATACTTCGTCAGCACATTCTTCTTCTAGTTCTAAAAAGATAGGATCGTCTTTAGTTACATTGTTAATTAACCAAGCAGTCCATTCTGTATGTAACAATTCATCTTGTAGGATCAAACTGATAATGTTGCCATTACCAATGTAGATCTTATTCTCAACCATTGCTAGACTTGTAGCAAATGATACCATAAAGCGTAGTGCTTCTAATGCATAGCTGGCATGTAATGCAAGCCAAATGGCTTTCTTATGTTCACGAACATCAATTGTCTCACCAACCTCTTTTCGACAGTTAAGCGTATGAAGGTCTTCGTAATAACGACCAATGTTAGCAGCCATTCCAACAATTTCAGCAGTGTCATGAATCTTGTTAAATTCTTCTTTAGGCACACCATACACATTACGAATAATGTGACTGTATGACTTGCTGTGAATGTTTGTTTCAAAGAACGACCAATTACTTACAAGTGCCTCAAGTTCAGGAATACTGATAACAGGACTAAACACTTGATTAGGTGCGCGGCCTTGAATACTGTCCAATGCTGTTTGGCGCAGTAGATTACTGGTGAAGATGTGCTTGACTGCATCACTAGCATCCTTGTGATCCATTTTGTCTTTGGTAAGACTAACTTCCTCTGGAACCCAAAAGAAGCCACGAGCTAGTTCTTCGTATTTGGCAATACGAGGATATTTAACTTCTTCAAATCGTTGTACTGTAACTGGACCTGCTGGATCCAAAAACATTGTTCGCTTTAGATAGTTTGTTTGTTTTGATAAGTTGTATTGTTCTTTTGACATTTTAATATTTTCCTGAAGCAAGTACTATCTTGCAAATATGTTCGAGGCGTTCTATATGTTCGTAAGCACGCCACGGTGTTGTATCAATGGCGACTACACCGTGTCCTTTAATGCCTACAATGTCATAGGCAATATTTCCACGGTCATCTAATTCTAATCTATAGTGGCATTGATCTGCAAGTTCTTGACTAATTGGTTTCACATCTCCCACATTGGGTGCTACCTTAGTATATCGATTCAATTCTGGAAATGCATCACTAATAGTGCTAAGGTCGATGCCGGCGTGCATGGCAGCAATACAGTAAGTAGGATGTACATGTACAACTACACGAACATCGCCACTATGCTGCCCCATTTCTCGTTGTAGCCCAAAATGTAATGGAATCTCTCCGCTAGGTTCTAAGTTTGCACTAATGTCAGTATAAAACTCTTCTTCCCACGATTTTGTTAAAAATGGAGGAGCTGGATTTATGTGATTAACTAGTTTAATTTTCTTGAACTGGTCAGGTTGTAGTGTTTGTTTACGCACACCGCTAGGTGTAATGTAAAAGTGGTCACGGTCGTGATGTCGTATGCTTACATTACCATCACGACTGGTAATCCAATTACGCTTATAAGCGTCTACTAATATATCACAAATTGTTTCTAACATTACAGTTTACATGCCTCGCAGTCATCTTCTAACTCTTCATATACTGTAACAGGTTGTGTTGACACTAGTCTATCGCTTTGAGTGTTTAATACATTCTTGCTACCTACTTTGTCAATTAGGCTGTAATAGATTGTTTTCAAACCCCACTTGTATGCCAACATCAAATTCTTAGCAATTAATGTGCCAGGAACTTTTCCGTCGGCAAAATGTTTTGGACTATAGAAAGTGTTAGTGCTTAAACTTTGATCAATATACACTGCCAATACAGCACTGGTTTTCAAATAGTCGATGCAGTCCTTTTGTTCCCACATTAACTGATAACGATTCTTTAAGCGTTTGTACTCGGGTACTACCTGTACAAACGATCCAGCCTTTGACTCCTTAACAGAAATCAATTCCATCGGCATTTCAATTCCGTTGGTGGAGTTTAGAACCACTGAGCTGGATTCTACCGGGGCAACTGCCATTAGTGTAGCATTGCGAATACCGTATTGTTTCATGCGAGTACGCAATGGTTCCCAATCCATACTAGGTGTAAAGTCTGTTAACTCATTCACGCCCACTGCACGGCGTTCCCAAGGAAATACTCCCTTACCATAGTAAGTGTGTTCGCTACGCTGACATGGGCCACGCTCTTGGGCCAGTTCAACACTTGCTTCAGTGAGGTAGTATGCTTGATGTTCCATCCAGCGTTTAACTTCTGCCAATGCTTCTGGTTCACCGTACTTGAAACTCTTACGAGCATGCCAGTAGGCCAAGTTAGTAATGCCAACACCCAGTGGTTCAAAGTCTGTGTTAGCCAATTTGCTTTGTATACTTAAGAAGTCTTGGTAGTTTAACAAGTTACTTAGACTACGAACTAGTACACGACAAGCCTTTCTCATTTCTTGTGGGTTTTTAAATGCGCCCCAGTTGATTGACCCAAGAGTGCAAAGAGCAATTCGTCCCTCTGAATCTTCAATTCTTTGGAAAGGGCGGGTGGGTAAAAGTATCTCTTGGCATAAGTTTGATTGATATATAGGGTCAAGCGTTGTATCAAACGGGCCCTGGTTAATAACATTGTCGATATTGACAAGATATATGCGCCCAGTATCAGTACGCTCTTTAAGGATTCCATTTTTGAATATCTCATCTGCTGATACAGTTTTCTTTTTAACTTTCGTGTTCTGCTCATATTGTAGGTATAATCTTTCAAATTCTTTACTGTCTCTGTAGTAGGCTTCATATAAGTCTGGAACTTCATGCGGATCAAACAAGCTCATCATCTCGCCATTTCTGTAGCGATTCCAAAACATCTTATTGACTACTACACTGTAATCCATTTGACGAACACGAGTTTCCTCTGTACCTTGATTGTTCTTTAATACAATAAGATCTTCAAATTGGTAATGCCAAATAGGGAATGTAACTGTGCAACTGGCATTACGAATGCCGCCTTGACTGCAACTACGCAAGTCTGCGAACCATTTCTTAAGAAAGGGTATCATTCCCGTATGCTTGATTTCTCCGTTGCGAATCGGGGCTCCAAGTGGGCGAATTCGACCTATTTCCAGGCCAATTCCGGCTCTTTTTGACGCATATTTCGCCATCATTTCGCCAGCAGCAAAGATACTGTCCAATGTATCATCACTACTGATAAGCACACACGAACTAAACTGTTTAGTTGTAGTACCCAAACCAGCTAGTACAGGGGTGGCAAGAGTGAAGTGGCCAGCTGACGCACATTCATAATATTCCTTAACCAATTTCAATCTAGTATCTGCTGATTCATTATGAAATGCTGTTGCAGAGGCAATGGCATAACGAACTTGCGGAGTTTCATAAATTGTGCCAGTGGCACGATTCTGTACTAGATATTTTTCACATAGTTGTGCAATGGCAGCATAGGTATAAGTTTCGTCTTTATCATGATCTATGAATAAATCAATGATGTTCCATTCTTCTTCAGTATACCAATCCAATAGTTCATCGGTATACATACCCAGCTCTACATTCTTTTTTACAATGTCGTATAGTTTTGGTGGAATGTAGCTGCCATATACTTCTTTGCGTAGCATACTAACTCGTTGACGCCCAGCTACATATTGATAATTGACATTATTAATTTGCGGGTTTTCAGATTCATCTATCAAATTAACCATTGCTTTAAGCAATAGTTCATCAATAGTCTCCGTAGTCATTCCATCGTGTAATTCTATTTGTGCTTTAATTTCAACCATACTAGGGCTTACACCGTCAATTCCCTTACAAGCATGGGCAACCTGTCTCTGTATCTTGGAGATGTCCAAAGGAACCTTCTCCCCATTACGCTTGATCACTGTGATCATATTTTACCTTCTTTTAAGTATCGAGATGATATTTACCGCGGCCGACTTACTTCAATAAGATTTTCTACCGAAAATGAATCAGGCAAAGATTCCACACTTTCAGTACTATTATCGTTGTAGTTTAAGACCCACTCGTCATCAATACATACTATATTATAGTATATATTCTTATGCTTATCTAAGCAAGTCTTTAGTTCTATTACACTATTATTAAATCGCTCAGTAAATTTAAGACTGTATGCCATCATCAGCGCTCGAGTAAAATCATCGTATTTGTTTTCCACAATGATTTCCCAAGGTGTGGGCCAAGACTGTTGATGGTACGGATCAATATTATTGTTGTATGGAACAAATGGTGCAGCAGCCCAAAATATCGCAACATCATCCAAAGGGGTTGAACTAGATTCTAAATGAGCACGGTGCTGTGCCCATGACGATATCCTATCGTCAATTGATAATTTAAACATTAATTATTGTAGTTGGTTAACTTGATATTCCACATTAAATGTTACACCTGGAATTGGAGTAATATCTGTATTAGGAGCAGCTAATAGATTATAGCATGTTAATAGAATATAATTTTGTGATGCATGAGTTGTATAATCAGTTGAGAATATGACCCACTTAACAGATCCGTCATATCCTTGAACTTCAGAATAATTGTATGAATCAGACACACTAGCATATGCATTACTACCGGTACTAGCACTTATGTTCATAGTCAATGTACCAGTTCTAGAAAATACAGTATCTGTCGAATCAACCATTTGATAGTTGACAGTTACCAATTGTTCAGTACCAGTCAATGGTACTCTAAGTATTGGATATGCTACTGCAATGTTTGATCCAACTGTGGCTTGGTAGGATATGCTGTCATTTATTACAGCACGACCTCCGACAACTGGATAATTCATTGAACCACTAGATGCATTAGATCTTCTTTCAAAGTAGTCGTCAACAGATCTGCAACCTAGGTCATTAAATGTTATAACTGGTGTTGCTTGAGAAGAGTCGTTGACCAAGTTGTTGCCAACATTTCTAAAAATATTACGAGTTGATACAGAATACGAAGTTTTTACATTAGTAGCTGTACCAATGTATATTGCTTCATTTGCAATGTCAATAAATCTATTATTGTCAATATCAATATTCATTCCGCCCAATCCACCAAGAGTAGATTGCCAACTTGAAACACCGTAGTTCAATAAAGAAAATTGATTATCACGAATTGTTATGCCATCAACTGTACCGTTACTGTGTTGTACACCAGTATCTAATCCGTTGAATATACAATTTTCAATAACAATATTTGTGCTTTGTGCTGCTGTGCCAGTATTGACCGGTAAACTACGAATCTTAACACCAATACCGTGTGTAGGAATACTTGCAGCAGGATCACCAAAATGTACATTTGTAAGTTGAGCAGATGCCACAATATCTAATGATATTAATGGAGAAGCATTTTGTGTACCTGTAGCATATTGAATAGTCATTCCTTCTAAACGAACTAGTCTAGGATTTGCGTTTGAACCAATAGTAACCGCACTACCACCAACTGGGTTATCCCAATTATTACCAGCAGCATCTACTGTTCTAAACACAGCAGGTTGTGAGCTTACATTACCCGCTACTGTAAGTATTGTTTTTTCTGGACCATCACCTTGTAGGTGTGTTAATGGATACAAATCAATTAAACCTGTAATTGTCCAGCTACCTGAAGGAATTTTAATAATACTAGGTGTAATGTTTGGAGCACCGTTAACCATTACACCGTGTGGGTTACCAACAGTACCAATTGCCTTTCTAATAATATCAGTGATATCATTTGTTGGGGCACTAGTCATCGGATCAATTGGTGGCCAGAAATCGGAGAAGTCAGTTATGCTAACCCAATTGTCTAATTTTGAAGATAATAAGCCAGTTACTGAATCAAGTAATGTTTGTTCAGGATCATCAATATCTTTATATCGATAGGCAGCAGTGGTGCTGGAACTAGTAGATATAGTTCTTACTCTTTGAAGTATTCCCTTGATATCGTGTTCAGTAAGAATTCTTGTATTGGCATCACTGTTGGCTCCAGTTGGTTGGCCATTCTCCATCATTCTCTTACCAATGTAGAGATTTTGTGTATCCTGCGCCCAGCCAAATTCACCCGGACTTAACTGCGGTACTCCAGTAACCCCTTCTGTTCCGCGTCGTACCTGAATTCTTGCAATTTCTACCACAGCCATAAAATTATCCCCTATATGGGATATTTATGCTTACTGAGTGAGCATTTGCTTTAGACCCTTAAGGCCCAAACTGTAATATTCTTCCACTTTTTTAAACCACATGTCCTGATATTTGTTAAAATTCTCAGGAAGTAGATCAAATTGCTGATATTGGAAGTCTCTACTACACATGAAAATAACACCACGCTTGATATTAGTTCCATATACTTCGTTATGTGCTGTTGCATACGCCACTAACTGCAAGTAGTAATCTTCTACCCATTCTGCTTTCTTGGGCTTGTTAGTTTGCTTGTGGTCAGCGATACAAGGTTGCCCTTCATACACACCCACTAGGTCAGTAGTACCACTGTATAGTCCTGGACAATATAAACTTTGTTCCATTGCCCATACTTCGTTCATTTTGCTTAGGCCGTTTTCAATAATAACATCAGCCATCTTATTAGCTTGTACATGAACTGGATTGTTGCCAGGCTGTCGCTGTTCACCAATTAGGAATCGTTCCAAGTTGGCGTGCATAGCTGTACCAACGCCGGCCGCCTCTGTAGTAATTTGTTGTGCTTTTGCATGTCCAATTCTATCCCGCCATTCATTCAAGGCAGTCATATCTTTGGTAGCGCCCAAAATGGTAGTTACACTAGGTAATGTTTCGCCGTCGGGGGTTTGGTAAACTCGTTTCCTAGTAATAGGATCGTTTACTTGTTTACAGTTTTTATATTGGAATCGTTCAACGAACGGGGGAGGAGTAAAGGTTGTCATATAATGTTAATTATAACATCATATGACCTATGATGCAACTATTTTGTTACCGATTTGGCGTTATGACTTGCCATTGATTTGATACCAGGACCGCCACCTCCACCTTGGACACCTTGTGGAACATCTGGAGTAGCATTTGGATCTTTAACATTGGTATTCAAAGTAATTTCTCCAGTTTCGGTATTGATGTCTTTAATAACATCACCTTGTGGATCTTCTTTATTTTTCAATGCTATCAAACCATCAGGTGTACTAATACCCAATGCAAATTGATTTAAGATGTTTTGAACCGCAGCCCAAGGTAATTTGCTAGATTGCTCTTTACCTGGACGATTGGCAAGTCCTTGGAGGACTGCTAGAACTTCTCTAGCGCCTCCATCATCTACTTCAAATAATCTCATCTTGCTAGTTTTGAAATAATGCTATGTGACTCAGCTAGTTTGCGAGCACGACGAGCTTCTCTGCTTTCGCGCATGCCACGACCTGCTGTTTCAGCACCACCGGCTGCTGCATCACTTGCACCAAACTCGTCACCTGCGTCAGGAGCTGGATTCATAATGTCTGGCTCGGAAGCGTCCATACCTGGCTCTGTTCCCAACTCTGGATCCATACCCATTGGTTCTGCTGGAGCTGCCTCACCTGCTAGAACCGCCACTGCATTGCTAATTGCTTCGCGTTGTGATGTCAATGTTTCTAGTGTAGCAGATAGTGCTGGGCCAACAGTTTGTTTGAATGTTTCTGCTTCTGCTTGACCAAAGTCGGCACGGATAGCATCGCTCAATTCAATAATAGCTTTAGTTTGATATTGACCAACACGCTGCATCCAGCTTGTAAAGTCATTAACCATATCACCTGCGGCTGTAATTGTTTTAGCTTTGGCTTCTTCATCTTCGTTCAACAAGTACTGGATGCTTTCGTTTACAAAACGAACATTGTGCTTGAATTGGCTTTCTTCTAGTTTACCTTGCTTGGCTAACTTAGCACGAACGGCGCCAGCAATCTTGTTGCCTTTCTCGCCACCACCTGCAGACTTGGCAATCTTAGCAAAGTTCTTACCTGGCTTGCCTTCGTCCTTGCCTTCAAATGTACTCATGCATTCCTTGCAATCGCAATCCTTGGCATGCTTCATACCTTCTTTAACTTTCTTAGACTTAGTAGCTGTTGGTTCATCGTGTTCTGGCTTGTCAGTTTGTTTACTGCCACCATAACGACTGCCTTTCTTAACACCAGCACCACCATTAGGTTGTGTACCAGCTTTGTCCTTAACAGCCTTCATCATGTCATCCCAACCTTCTTGTTGGATGTCTTCTTTAGCTGCTTTGTCTTTAGCAGCCTTTTTCATTGGCTCTTTTTTGTCGCCGTCTTTGTCTAAGTCAATGTAGTCAGGCTTAGCACCTTCTTTGACTTTGGCAAATGGGTTCTTCTTTTTATCAGCAACTGCTTTCTTCATTGGCTCTTTTTTATCACCATCTTTGTCCATGTCTAGGAAATCTGGCTTAGTGCCTTTGGCAGTAATTTTTGTTTTTGGAGGGCGGGTGCCTTTTTTGGCCTCGCTTAGTTGATCCATACGATCACGTAGTTGTTGCATTTGTTCGCCTAGCATTTCTTTAATCCTTGTGTTGAGCAATTCTAACATTGCTTTATCTTTCTGGTATGTCTCATTGGTTAGCAAATCATTAATGCCTGCTGTACCCTCTTGCTGAAAAATACGAGTGCGTATCTTATTACGAAAATCTTCCAATTGTTCACGGTTATACTTGTTTAGATTAACCTTTGATCCGAATTGTTTTTCCAAGTTTTCTTTTAGACGAGCACTAGTAATTGTTTTGTTAAAATCTGTTGTTTTCATATTTGTTCCAGAAATATAGTTAACATTATTTATACCAGGTTAACAAGTTTCTGAAAACTGTTAACGATGCTAGCTTTGTAAAGCTCTTTCTTCTTTTTAGCTATTGAATACTTGGACAAGTGGATTTCTAATGATTTACTTGTTGGTATCATATTTTTATATAGACTTTCTTCAAAATCTGCATATCCATATTTTCTATCTGCATCCAGTAAATCAGTATCTTTGTAATAGCCAAGGGCTAACTTGTTGGTTACTAGTATTGCCGTTTGTGCAAGATTGATTCTAGTAATAACTGGTTCATCGAGGAAGTCTAATACAGTATAAAAGCTATCAAACTCTTTTATAATAGTATATCTACCAATAGTTATTGATTTATCTTTGTTTCTTACAGGAACTACGAGACCTTTATTGCGTAAGTCTTTACGCACAGTCTCGCTAATCTTTTCAATCTTTTTATATAGGTCTTCAGGAATTGGTTTCATTTAGGTTTTTAATAAGTGTATTACTATCTTTACTTATAGAATATACACCCTTGCGAACTAAACTCTGAGCAATCCATTGATCATGTTCGTCCAAACTGGTTAACCTAATTTTGCCATCATGACTATCCATGAACTGTTGTTCTTCATTTGTCACAGGCAAGGAAACTCCCGAAATTAATTGGTGTATTTTCATGGTGTTACTGGATTTTCTGGATCAGGCAAAGCAATTTGCTGAAGCTGTTGAATCTTTGTCATCAATGCCTGTAGTTGGCTTTTGACATCTTGATTATTTTGCGGGGGTTGTTGTGTAGCAGGTGCAGCTTGTGCAGGAGTTGGTTGTGTGTTTGAATCGGCCTGTGCTGTGGGCTTGGTAAATCCAGTAGGCTGTGGTGTCTGTGGTGTATTTGAAGTTTGTGGAGCATTTTCAGTAGGGGGTACTGGCATATCACCACTTGGTCTGGTTCCTGGCGGCATTGGTTTAATAGTATTGCTAGGTGCAACAATGGCCGCGGTCTCGACTAATTCAAATATTTTCATGTTAATGTTTCTGTAATACAACGACTATTAGGCTAATGATACCAGTAAGTACGGTACCTGCGGTACCAATGAGTACTTTAAACATACTGGTATGACCATCTTCAATTAGCTTCTTAAGATCACCAAATTTGCCTTCGATGGATGTTAATCTATCATCTAGGTTTTTATAGCGTTGGGCACATAGGTCAACATGTGCTTCTAGGTTTGTTTTTTCTATATCAATAATTGGTCCAGTGGACATTGGTAGCTCCTTCAGTTTGTGTAGTACGGTAGTTTAAATTGTGCCTAGATGTGCCGTGATGATAGTGTTTTTATTGGCAGTATCTTTACAATCAAAGATTGCCTTATCGATATTTATCGTTTCGGTTAAATTTTTAATAATTGGTACACGGTCGATATCATCGAACAATGCACCTATAATGTTTCCATCAGGTGTTTGATATACGCCTGAACGATCTGGAATAATTCTAAATGTCCATACAGCATGTTTGCCTTTATGATTTGATCCAAACCCCATGCCCTTAATATCAACAGTTGATTGAGTGGGTGCATCATTGTAGGAAACAATACTACGGATTTCTATACATTGCAGTAGAGTAATAAAGTTTCTATTTTGATCATACGCTAGTTGTGTACCTTGATTGGGACGAATGACTTTTGTATTTGTAATGTCTACTAGCGTTTGGATTTCAATTATTTCCATAATATACCTATATAATATATTTATAGTCATAAAGAAAGGGAGTTAAAAAACTCCCTTGTCTCATCTTAATAAAATATTAAGCTAGTGTGAATGCACCAGTGTTAGCTAGTGAAGTGCCCTTAGTAACAGAAACGTTACCTAGTGTTGCGCCAGTAGCAGCAACGATAGCATTACGCAAAGCCAAGAAACCAGTTGTTGCACCGCTGTTACCGCCTGCGCCGTCACCTTGGTTAAAGCTAGGGCCATCAACGATAGCGCAAATGGAACCAGCGTCTGTACGAGCGCCAAGCAATACGATGCTACCTAAAGATTGGATAGCCTTAACTGCTAAAGAATAACCACCTTCAGTGATAACGCCAGTTGTGCCGTTAACGCTGTCTGCGGTGAAGCTGTTACCAGAGTCAATAACTCTGATTACTAGTGGGGAATAGCCATAGAAAGCACCTTCTGCTACTTGACCGTGAATTTTACCAATACCTGCTGACATAATAATTCTCCTTATCTTGATTAAATGTCCACTCCGCTCAGGAGTGTTTTGTAATAATATTTAGCCAGATTGGAAAAATTATGCTCAAATGGGTATCAATCGTCGTCTTTTAGATCGCCGTCAATAATTTTAAGATGTTTGGCAGTTTCTTTGTTATCACGAAGTCTACGGATACTTCTAGTGAATTTTGAGCTATCGCCACCGCGAATACTGTTGATTAGCCTACGCTCTAGTTCATATGCTTCTTCAGGGCTGAAATTTTCTTTAATTAATGCTAAAAGATTGATAGCACTATTAATAACATGTGTTGCTCTTGCCTCAACAATGGCTTCACCATTTTTACGCTCGGAAATAGTGTTCAGTTCTTCTAATAGACTGCGGGTGGCACGTTTCAAGATCATTTCCTTATTGTTGAATATTTAGTATGATTGTAACATATCTTTTGGTAAATTAAAACCTTGTAAATTGCTGCGATGCCACATATACTAGTATAAATACTATCAGTAGAAACCATGAGTATCTACACACATACAGCGGAAATCACAAAATGAAAACTTTATCAACCTATATGCTAGGGCTTATGGAACGCCTAGCCGAAATGTTCCCAAACAGTTCTTACCAGAGCCGATTGGATGCATATTTAAATACCAAAGGCATTACCGATGCCGCCCAGTTGGAAAACTACATCCGACAATTCAATTCTCAAAAGGAAACTTATCTATGAAATCAATTTTAAAATCAATCTGGTCAATGCTTGAAATGTTTGGCCAAGCACGTTATGCCGCAAGTCTTGCTCGTCAAGGACGAGTCGCAGAAGCCAAAGCAGTATATGGCAACTAAAGTATTCAAAGCTGTTCAAGATCTTGAACACAAGTACGGCGAAAAGACAGCCGCACTTGCTATAGTTGCTATGGTCATTTATTTGGTAATAGCACAATGAACTTTCTAGATGCATTGATCATGCTCATACGCTGGAAGAAAGACGGGTGGGATGTTCATCCTATTAACCTAAACTCTGAATTTACCGGCTGGTTCTAACTCCGATAAATATTGGCATGAAATTAGTGTACATACACGGTGCCAATGCCACCAGCGAAAGCTTCAACTATATTAAGAGCAAACTAGGCGGGGGAATTGACCTCGACTACGATAGCCGTAATGGCTTTGAAAATAATTTACAAGATATGCTGTCTAAACTGAATGGGCATAGTGACTTAGTGTTTATTGCTCATAGTTTGGGTGGCATTTATAGTTTACATCTAGCTAATACCATACCTGATCAGATCAAAGGTGCTATTACTCTAAGTACACCTTATGGTGGTGCAGAAGTTGCAGACTATGCACAATACTTTTTGCCATTCAGTAGACTCATGCGTGACATTGGTCCTAGTAGTTGGGTCATGCGACAGTCTGATAAGATAAAGATACAGCATCCCTGGACCAACATAGTAACTGTTAAGGGCCAAAGCCCCTTTATGCATGAACCTAATGATGGCGTAGTGAGTATTAGAAGTCAAAAGCATCATGCTGATATGGAATTAGTAGCAGTAGACTACAACCACTATGAAGTAGTATTAGCAGAGCCTGTGATTAAAATTATTAAAGAACGATTAAAACAGTTTACTTAAATTGTTCGTATCAGTTTACACATACAGTACAAGCCTATATAATAAATACATAGACAGCAAAATTAGTTGCTGTTTATACACAGACATTACACACAAGGAGAATAATATGTCAAACGCATTTAAAGCACCATCAGTACCAGAAGTTAAATTCAATAAAAATGGTTACGAAATTAGAACAGATATCTTGGGCATGGCAAAAAGCCTAGTACAAGATGACTTCAATGCTAAATTCCAAGGTTGGGAAATGACTGCTACACGCGATGAGAAGACTGGACAAATTGTTACTAAAGTAGAAATGCCACAATTCCCAGGTCTTGAGAAAGTTCTAGAAACAGCAGAAAAGATGTACGCATTTGTTAACGCTGGTACAAAGAAGTAAAATAAATATTAAGTTAATATAATAAAATATAGGGCATAGCCTATTATAATAATATTGTAGAAACAAAGAAGCCCCTTAATTGGGGCTTTTTTATTTGTGTTTTGATTCTGCTATAACAGGACGATCACCTAAGTATTCTGGATGTCGTTTATTAAAGTGTCGCATAACAATGCCTGCCATTGCATTTGCTTCGTTTTCTTCTGGGCTACCAGTTGTGCCACTCTCATCATGCAACTCATGTTCAGTATCTTGTTTATAATGGCATAACTCATGTGCTATAGTTCTTAGTATATCGTTAGGATGACGATTAACTAGTGCAACATACAAAGTCTTTTGTTCATTTACATACATACCAAATGTTGGTTGCCCTGTAGATTTGACACGCTTTTGAAATACTATCTTAGGTAAGTCAGATAATTTTAGATAATGCATAGCAATAGGTAGGAACTCAGAAAACATCTTAATGAATCGTTCTTTGCTTTCGCTGGTATTAGTAAACTCTTTTGCTCGCATGGTAGTATTTAGTTGCCGCTTACTTTATGCGGCACCGCGTTTGTTAAGGCCCGGTAGTGTAATTACGCCAAGTGCTTACGGCACAACTCGGACGCCTGGGCAAGCAAGCTCGCCCCCGTGACGACAACGGACCTAAGGTGGTTAGGTTAATCTCCGCTTACCTTCTTTAGAAGCAGTAGAGACAAATTCTTGTTCCTCAATTGATTTAGTACGATCAATTGCTAAGTAAACATCTTTTGGAATTCTTTTAGTTGTGCCGTCTAATCCGACAACTGACACTGTACCTTTCGAAGCCTGTCCACCTTTGATAGCATTTTCTTTTGCTATCACTCGGTGGGCTGTCTTTCGTTCATCGGTCCAATAACTAGCATTAAATTCTCGATGTCTTTGTTTTTTAGCATCATCCCAAATAGGAGTAGGGGGATGACCGTGCAGTGTTTTATTGGTCAAAATTCCGTTCTCCTCAAATCCCTTTCTTCCATATTTTAGAATATAATAATCTTCTCTAGCATAGGCTTCCGATTCTATCAAAATATTACTTTCTATCTCACGTATAATAGGCATCAGACCCTGTGCTATAATTTCTTGAATAATCTTAAACTTATCAGGATTCTCACGTTTAGAATCAGACTCATTTTTGATATGGGAGTACTTCCTATTCTTCTTACCTTTACCTACATAGAAAGGAAGGTTAACTCTTGGATCAATATATTCGTAAATGTAATACATCAATTATTTATTAAGGTGGGTTCTTCTTCTGGGTATGGAATACCCATTTGTCCTAATCCAAATCTAACCAACCCCTCATACAGGGCTGTAAGGATTGCGAGGCCTGTCGGTCCCATCATCTTCTGGATAGACTGGATATTCATTATCAGTCTTGTGCATTCGCACCACACTTGGCTCTCTTGGCCTGTGTTAGCTTACCAAAATCTACTGGCCATTCTGCGCCAGGTTGTAGTTCTTTTGCATTAGCTGGATAAGCAAACTTAACTCCTGCGGCCTGTTCAATCTGTGCAATAGGTAAACGGAATTTGGTCAAGTCATTGCCTAAGTTTGGATAAGGTGCAATATGTGGAAATGCCCAACCTGCAACTTCGTTAGTTTGATTGTTAATAACAATCTTATAGAAGCCATGTGGAACAACTACGCCAGCACCAATCTTTTTATCGTTGCCGTCATATACACCGCCAACATAAACTGTGTAGCTTTGATTGCGTTGTACTGTCCATCCACGAACACTAGTTTCAAGTAGTTTCCAAATACCACGATTCAACGAGCCAGCTTGTGGGCTCATGTTGGTCATTAAGAAACTTTCAAATTCTACTTGTACATCCCATGACAAGTCACCATCT